CAGGTAACTTAAGGTTCAATTCTACTGATACTTCTTTCGAGGGCTATGATGGATCTGCTTGGGGTGCTATTGGTGGAGGTGGAGGAGCTTCTGGTGGAGGTTCTGATGCTATCTTTTATGAGAACGGACAGAACGTAACCACTGACTACACTATTGTAGCTACTAATAATGCAATGAGTACAGGCCCGATAACTATTGATAGTGGTGTCACAGTTACCGTAAGTTCTGGCGCACGCTACGTTGTAATTTAAAAGGAATATTATGGCAGTTACACTAGATGGGACAACAGGTATTGGTAACGCTACATGGACTACAGCGGGTCGACCTGCGGCTCCAGTAGCTGGACAGCAAGGTTTTAATACAACTACTACACGTTGGGAAGCGTATAGTGGTACTCAATGGGTCACTACACCTTTTGTAGCTACAGGCGGTACGATTACAACCTCTGGTTTATATACTATCCACACCTTTACTACAAGCGGTACGTTCACACCAAACCAGAGCGGTACTGTTGATTATCTAGTTGTTGCTGGAGGAGGAGGTGCTGGTTCAACAACTACATCACCTGTTACTGGCACGACAAATACTGGTGGGGGTGGTGGTGGTGCGGAGAGAACTGGAACTACATCTGGAGCAGCAGGCGGTTCTGGCATCGTAATCATCCGTTACCTCACATAGGGAAGAACATGGCACACTTTGCAAAACTAGATAACACTAAGACAGTCACACAAGTGATTGTTGCGGAACAAGACTTCATTAACAGTGGACAAGTTGGTGACTCATTCTTATGGGTACAAACATCTTACAATGGTAACTTCCGTAAGAACTACGCAGGAGTCGGATACACATACGACAAAACACGAGATGCTTTTATTTCGCCTAAGCCTTATCCAAGCTGGACATTAGATGAAGCTACTTGTCAATGGGCTGCACCTGTTGCTTATCCTACTGACGGTAAAGACTACACTTGGAACGAAGACACAACTAACTGGATTGAGGTCACAGAATGAGTAAGATTGCCTTAACACCAAACGCTTCGGGTACAGGCATCTTCACAGTTGCTTCACCTAACTCCAGTACCGATAGGACTCTGACGCTACCTGATGAGACTGGGACTGTTGCAACAGTAGAGAATTTACCCGCAGCGGCCTTTGGTAGAGTAGTCAGAACTGCTGGCAGCATTACAACTACAAGCACATCGTTGGTTGATGTGACAGGTGCTACAGTGACGTTTACTACTGGTGCTTATCCAGTTGCTTACGGGGTTAAGCAAGTGGCTTACAGTAGTGCTATCCTTTCTGCATACTTCAATATCATGGTAGATGGCGTGTTAGAGCTAGGTACAAACGGTCTTGGCGTGACTATGCCAACAGCAGGCTATCTACATAACTGTTCACTTTCTGGTCAGACAGTACCACTCACAGCGGCATCACACACAATAAAAGAGCAGTGGAGAGTTGACAGCAATACAGGAACGCTGCAAATGGACGGAGCTTCAAACCACATGTTCTACGCACAGGAGATCAGATAATGCATATCACACACGAACTCCTAATCGACTGCTCCGCGATGACCGCTGCTGAGTGTAGTGACAAATGCCTAGAAGCTTTAGGACACGGAGTAGGTTTTAACCTTAAAGCATCTACCGCAACAGACACTTGTCATGGAGCAGTAAGCATAGATCATGGTACTCCGCATATCATAACAGTCGAGTGCTACGACCATCACGAAGAACCCACTGCTTGTATGAGCCACGGTGTTGTGGTGGGTAGACAGTCTACATTAGCTTGTTGTGAATCTATGCCCACAGAGCAAGAGATAATTGATAAGCTCAATACATTAAGAACGGAGTATCCTAAATGACCTTTGAACAATGGTTTGATGATATGCAAGACCGTTATGACGCTAACTACAGTGGCTACGAAGACTTATTAAAAGAGTGCTGGGAAGCGGCTGGTAGCCAACTAACAAAGGAAACTGAATAATGTCTACACTAGCAGTCGGAGCAATCACTGACGCATCTGGTGGTGCAACAGCCACAATCAACGGCTACACACCTACAGCCAGTAACATGGCAGGCCGGAATAGGATTATTAATGGTGATATGAGGATTGACCAGAGGAATGCAGGTGCTGCTGTTACTGTTGGTACCAATACTTACCATGTTGATAGGTTCTACTCTTCTAACGAAACCGCGACCGGCACAATTACAGGACAGCAACTTTCCCTAGGGGCATCCAGAAGTTTCAGGGTACTCGCCACTGCCGCTATCACTGACTTGACAGGAGCAAATCAGTTTAAAGGGATCGCGCAGACAATAGAATCCCAGAACATCTTCGACTTAAATGCAAAGACGATTACTGTTTCCTTCAAGGTAGATACCAACTGGACAGGCAATCTGGCGGTATGCTTTAGAAACTCCGCCAATGACCGCAGCTATGTGGTGGATGCAGCAATAGTGTCTGGTACAAATAATGTTTCTGTTACGCTTTCGCTAGAAGCAACCAGCATTTTAACAAGTGATAGTTCATCGGGGCTTCAGTTATTTATCGGCGGAAACACAGAGGGGACACGGCAAACAGCAACTACAGGCTCATGGTTGGCTGGCGTTTTCATAGTATCAACCTCATCAACCCAGTGGACTAAAACACTAAACAACTTCATCAACGTCACTGAAGTACAACTAGAAGAAGGCTCAGTAGCCACACCTTTTGAGCATAGAAGTTACGGTACTGAGTTGGCGTTGTGTCAGAGATACTTACCTGCATTTCGAGGGACAACTACCAATACGCCATTAGGGGCAGGTTACTGTCCAAACTCAGTACTAATAGACGTGGTAATTCCATTTGTAGTACCTACGAGAGCTGACGTAACGGGTATAGTTATCTCAGCCGCAGGGGATTTCAGCCAAAATATGCTTTCGGATGCCATAACTGCCGTGACGATAAATAGTGTAGGAAACACCTCTTGCAACGTAAGGTTTACAACTACAGGGGTTGCATCGTTTCAGGCGAATGCTATTAGATTGAATACGGCCAGCGCATTTATCTACTTCACGGGAGCAGAGTTATGACCATCTGGAAATACACTGATGCAACGCAGCGCGTGGTGTCGCGCACTCTGGCTAATGGTAATATGGAATCTTGCATAGTGGAGGCTATTGCGGAGTGGCTCTCAGATGGTAACACACCTGAGCCCGCAGACATACCTACACCTCCTACCTATGCAGAACTGAGAGCAGCAGCCTATCCACCGGCAACTGACTACCTAGATGCTATCGTTAAAGGTGACACAGTACAGGCACAGGCTTACATTGATGCGTGTCTAGCAGTTAAACTAAAATATCCTAAATGAAACGTAACTTGTTTAACGAGTTGAAAGAAGCTTTCAAAGCGCTTACCGAGAGGAAACTAAAATGACCACCTGGGACGTTGTACAACTAGATAGCAAGACATTTGTAACAAACGTACACTGGACATGCTCAGACGCTGACGGTGAGTTCAGTAGCCATGCTGAGGATGTAGTAGCCTCTCAGATTGCATTCTCTAAAGAACCTGTAACATCTTGGTAACAAGAGATGGCTCGATTAAAACTAGAAACCACACGCCCGCTACCTAAACGCAGTAAGTTAAGTAGACGTAAAAAGAAAATCAGGATCGCTAAGAAACGATCTAACTCGAGGTAAAGTATGAAAGATCCTAAACTAGAAAGAGCAGGTGTATCAGGCTTTAACAAACCTAAACGTACACCCAGTCATCCTAAGAAGTCTCATGTTGTTGTGGCTAAAGAAGGCGACAAGATTAAAACTATTAGGTTTGGTCAGCAGGGTGTGACAGGTGACAAACAAGCAACCCCTAGACAAAAGTCATTTAAAGCCAGACACGCTAAGAACATAGCCAAAGGTAAAATGTCAGCAGCTTACTGGGCAGATAAGGAGAAATGGTAATGGCTAAAGGATTATACGCAAACATTCATGCTAAACGTGAACGCATTAAAGCAGGTTCTGATGAACGTATGAGAAAAGTAGGTAGTCCTGGTGCGCCTACGAATAAGGCATTTAAGAAAGCTAAACGTACTGTTAAGAAAAAGGCTACTTGATGGACAACAGCAACGACAAGCAGTTAGGTAGACTCGAAGCTCAGGTAGAATCTCTACAGCGTCAGATGGAGCAGTTAAGCATAGACGTTAGATGTCTGTCTAATCTGATGTCTAAGTGGAAGGGTGCAGGTGTTTTACTGCTTATTCTAGGTGCTTCCTTCGGATGGCTTGTTGATCTTATCATTAAGAAATGAACATAAAGTACTTGACTTTACTATCAGTCTGTGGTATAATGCTTCTTCAAGGTTGTAGTGCTTTAGGTCTTGTAAAGGCAGTTCTACCAGGTAACTCAGGTACTAATGTTAATGCTAATGCTCAAGTAGGAAAAGAGAACACACAACAAGTAGTTGCTAATCAGCAGAACACCAAGATCGAAGGTGAGAATGTTAATGTAAGTCAGAAGGAAACTGACACCAGCATTAATACATCAAAGGTAGACAGTCTAGTGCAGAATAACACTAACGTACCCATGTGGTATTTATTGTTATTGGTACTAGGTTGGTTATTACCCAGCCCTCAAGAGATATGGGCAGGCTTTGTCAACTCAATAGAGAGATTAATTCATGGCAAGAAACGTAACAGCCGTAAAAACAAGAACAAACGATAGCGCAAAGGTTGATATGTATACTGTACCAGCAAAGAATACTGCTGAGATACACATGATTTATATCTTAGCCAGTGCTGGTAACGAAGATGCTGACTTGTATTGGTACGACAGTGCTACAACAACAGAGTACCCACTAGCTCACGCTAAAACATTACAGTCTACTAACGGTGAGTATTTATTGCTAAATAACTTACAGATAGATTTAAAAGAAAACGACATACTCAGAGTAAAGAATAGTGGCACAAGCAGCACCATAACTTACATGGTCAGCATGAATTTAGCACCTTCAATCACAACACAATTCCATAACTAAGGAGATAACAATGTACGGATACGGTAAAAAGAAGAAAGCACCTGCACCTCGACCAAAACCTAAGCCTAAGAAGTAATGGCTAAGGGTGTAAAGCATTACTTAAAAGAAGGAAAAACTTGGTCAGGTAACTACCACAAAATGCCTGACGGTAAGTTACATACTAACAAGTCACATACAGCGACCAGTAAACCTTTGTATCATTACGGTGATCTTTCAGCTACTGCGAAGAAGAAAGCTAGAGGATAAGAATGAATTATTTAGAAGTTGTCAACAATGTATTAGTAAGACTGAGAGAGGCTGAAGTAACTGCTCCGACAGATACGCCTTACTCTAAACTAATCAGCACCTTTGTTAATGATGCTAAGAGACTGGTAGAAGATTCTTTTCAGTGGAACGTATTGACAGAAACACTAACAGTCACTACCTCTAATGATCTCTTTAACTACGTCCTTACAGGGGCGGGTCAACGCTTTAGGGTGATGGATGTTATTCACGCTGAAGAAGACTACTTCTTAAACCCTAAGACCTCTAGTCAGATGAACTCGTTTCTATTGAACAACAACCCACAAAGAGGCAGCCCAACATTCTATAACTTCAATGGTGTAGACGTTAATGGGGACACACAGGTAGATTTATTTCCTATCCCTAATGGAATACAAAACATTTACTTTAACTTATACAAACCACAACCTGCACTAACAGATGCTTCAACTACCTTACTGGTTCCCAGTGAGCCTGTTATTAAATATGCCTATGCAATGGCTGTAGCAGAGCGTGGTGAAGACGGAGGACTATCAGTACAAGATGCATCAGCATTGGCTGATCTATCACTAGCAGACCACATAGCTATGGCTGAGAGCAGACAGAACGACCAGTACATCTGGGCAGCAGTATAATGGCAGGTCGACTACAGTCCTCTTCAATATCAGCACCAGGCTTTCTTGGTGTTAATACACAGGAGAGTAGTGTTGATTTATCTTCTGGTTATGCGCTAGAAGCCTACAACTGTGTGATTGATAAGTTTGGTAGGATTGGAGCCAGGCGTGGATGGACTAAAGTAAACAGTGCTTTAAATACTGACTTAGCTTCTAACAAAGTAGAGTTCTTGTACAACCTTCCTAACCCTGATGTTACATTCGCAGGTGGTAACAATAAATTATTCACACGAGCAGGTGGTTCTGCTACCTTAGTTACTGCTGTTGACGGTACAGTAGCTGACGCAGCAGGCACAGGTACAACTGCTTACACTATTACAGCTAACGAATGGATGGGTGCTAGTATTGTATTTGGTGAAGGACCAACTGCTAAACCTCATGCTTACTTAGCACAAGCCGGACACCTCCCTTTAGTCTATCATCAGCTTGGAGCAGATCATGCACATACAGGTGCTTATGGTTTTAACTTACTTAGCGATGCTGGATCGGTCCCTACTACTTATGCTTCTGCTAGTGATTTTAAGCCTAACATAGTTATAGGTGCTTACGGTAGAACATGGTGGGCTGACATTGCTAACGATAAACAAACACTATATTTCAGTGCTTTACTCGATGGTACTAACTTAGCAACAGGTGACTCAGGTTACTTGTCATTGGTTGATGTCTTTCCTAACGGAGATGAGATAGTAGGTATTGCACCGCACAACGGTTTCTTAATTATATTTGGTAAAAGAAACATTGCTATCTACGCTAATCCTATTGATGTAACTACACTGGTATTGTCTGATTTAGTTGCTAACATCGGTTGTATTGCTAGAGACAGTATTGTCAACACAGGTACAGACGTTATGTTCTTGTCTGAGTCTGGTGTAAGAAGTCTGTCACGAGTTATCCAAGAAAAGTCAGCACCTATCAATGATGTATCGTTTAATGTTAGGGATGAGCTAGTAGCTTTTGTAGAGTCAGAAACCAACAGAGAAAAGATTAAAGCTACCTACTATCCTAAAGATGCTTTCTATCTGTTAACACTGCCAACATCTAAGTATGTTTATTGCTTTGATCTAAGAGGCAGACTAGAGAATGGAGCAGCACGGGTAACCATCTGGGATGGTATTGAACCTGCAGCATTACACGTTACCTACACAGGTGATTTGTTTGTAGGTAAAGAAGGTTACATAGGTAAGTACTTTGGATTTACAGACAACGCAGATACATACAGACTCAGGTACTACACAAACTTCTTTGACTTAGGTGCGCCTACTTCATTAAAGTTTCTAAAGAAAGCTAACTTTGTAATTGTAGGCGGTATCGGACAAAACGTAGCTTTAAAGTATGGCTTTGATTATATCAACTCATACCGTTCTATAACTAAACAACTGAGAACAGGAACAGTATTTCAATATAATATCGGTGAGTACGCTATTGCAGAATACTCTAGTGGTCTAGTGTTAGAAGAAGTTCAGTCAAACTTAGGTGGTTCTGGTTCTATTATGCAGTTAGGTTTTGAAGCAGATATAAACACTGCTCCACTGTCAATACAAAAGATAGATATTTATGTTAAAGCAGGTAAAACAATTTAAGGACAAGTATGAGTAACTATACAAAAGCAACTAACTTTGCACAGAAAGATGGACTATCATCGGGTGATCCAAATAAGATTATTAAAGGTTCAGAGATTGATGCAGAGTATAACGCTATTGCTGCTGCTATCCAATCTAAAGCTAATCTAGATGGTCCTACATTTACGGGAACACCTAACACTCCTACAGCTACTGCTGGTACATCCAGCACACAGATAGCTTCTACTGCTTTTGTTACAAGTGCTGTAACTACCGCTACTGGTAGTTTGGGTACTATGTCTACACAGAACGCAGGTGCGGTAGCGATTACTGGAGGTACACTGACTGGGGTTACTGTAGGTGGCCTGACTATTGGTACTAATGCAGCAGGAACAAGGACTGTTTCTACAGCATCTCCTTCAGGTGGATCAAACGGTGACATCTGGTATAAATACTAATGACTTTACACGTTAACAATGCAGGAAGTTTTATAGAGCCTGACGAAGTTTTTGTCAAGGACGGTGGTGTATGGAGAACCATCAAAGAGACTCATGTTAATGACAATGGAACATGGAGAAAGATTTTTCCTGTAGCCGGTAATCAAACATTTACTTCAGGGACTTCATCATTTGTAGTTCCTCAGGGTGT